GATCTCGCGCAAGGTGATCTCGGTTTCCGGCACTGCCGACGCGGTGAACACCGCCGGCATGCGCACGCTGATGGCCTACGAGACGGCCAAGAAGGCGAAGGAACTGAAGCGCGACATGGAGGCCATCCTCACCAGCAACCAGGCTGGTGTGGCCGGTAACAACTCCACTGCGCGTAAGACCGCCGGCCTGCCGACCTGGCTGCTGTACAACTTCCAGGCCAATGCGGCGACCGTGTCCGCCATGTCTGGCGCGAATGGTAACGGCTACCCGTCCACCGCTTGGACCGGCCTCTCGACCTCGACCGACGTCGCCCTGACGGAAGGCATGCTCAAGACGGCCATCCAGCAGGTCTGGACCGAGGGTGGCGACCCGAAGGTGTTCATGGTGAACGCCTACAACAAGACGGTTGCGTCCAGCTTCGTCGGCATCGCGCCGAACCGCGTCACCTACAACCAGGTGAAGCCGGTCGCGATCGTGGCGACGGCGGACGTGTACCTCTCCGACTTCGGTGAGGTGGCCATCGTCCCGAACCGCTTCCAGCCGGGCAACTTCGCCTTCGTGCTGGACCCGGAATACGCCTCCGTGTCCTACCTGCGTCCGTTCCGCACCTTCGATATCGCGAAGACGGGCGACAGCGACAAGAAGGAGATGGTCGTCGAATATGGCCTGCGTGTCCGCTCGCAGCGCGCGCATGCCGTGATCGCCAATCTGATCCCTTCGTGAGTAAAGAGGGAGGCGCCTTCGGGCGCCTCCCGCCTTCCTAGGGAATGCACATGGCTGACGAATACGCCCCGGCTTCGTTTTTGCTGTCCTACGACAGCCTGACGGGTACCCGTCAGAACTTTCATGTGACCAGCGATCAGAAGCTGGTCTTCGAGACGACGTGCAACATCGACTCGATTGCCGAGCGCGCCCAGGCGGAGAGGAACGAGAGCTCTCGCACGCAGAAGAGCGGCGACATGGTCAAGGTCGCAAGCCTGCCCATGATGGTCTACCTGGATCTGAAGCAGAGGGGCATCCTCGACGATCGGCCCGCCATGCGTAAGTGGCTGTCCAGCGACGAGGCCCGTCCCTTTTTGACGAGCTGGATGAAAAGCTGATGATCACGAACTACGCCACGCTGCAGAGCGCCATCGCGGACTATCTGAACCGCCAGGATCTGGTCGCCCAGATACCGCTTTTTATTCAGTTCGTCGAAGCGGATCTGAACACGCGCCTGCGCTGCCGGGAGCAGATCATCCGGGCCGAGGCGCTTAGTGATGCCGAGTTCGTGCAACTGCCGGGCGATTGGCTCGAGGCGGTCAACCTGCAGATCGTGGACGGGACCAGCCCGCTGCGGTTTGTCACGCTCGACGAAGCGGACATCATCGTGAAGGAGCAGAGGTACGACAGGGTCGTCGCCTACTCCCTGATGAACGGCGCGATCGAGCTCGTCCCGCCGCCGACCGACGACGTCGAAATCGAGATGGTCTATTACGGCAAGATCCCGGCCCTCTCCAACGCCAACACGACCAACTGGCTGCTGTCGAAGGCGCCCGACGTCTACCTCTACGGCGCGCTGACGCACGCGGCGCCGTTTCTGGTGGACGACCAGCGCATTGCTGTGTTTGGTTCCTTCTACGGCCAGCGTGTGCAGGCGTTGAATGATGAGGCTCAGAAGTCACTGACCAGCGGCTCCCCGCTGGTGGCTCGCACCAGGAGGTTCTACTAATGTCCGGGCTTTCCAATTACGGCGAAAACCTTGTTCTGACGTGGCTGCTGACCAACGGCAGCGCCACTCGTCCCACCTCCTGGTTCATCGCGCTCTACACGGTGGCGCCCGGTGAGGGTGGCGGTGGCACCGAGGTGTCGGGCGGCTCCTACGCGCGCCAGGCGGTGACGTTCACTGTCTCCGGCACGGCGCCGACCGAGGCCAGCAACAGCGTGGCGGTGGAGTTTCCGACCGCGACGGCCAACTGGGGCACGGTGGTGGCTGCGGCGATCTTCGACGCGTCGACGTCGGGCAACATGCTCGCCTACGCCAACCTCACCACCTCCAAGACGATCGACAGCGGCGACGTTCTGCGCTTCAACGCCGGCTCTCTCGACGTGACGCTGGACTGATAGATGGCCGACTACGGCGTAGCAGACTACGGCGAGGGGCTATACGGCGCGGGGTACGTCCTCGACGCCAGCGCCACCTTCGCGTGTTCGTCTGCTGCGTCGTTTGCCGCGGTAAAGCGGGCCAGCGCGGCGGCTACGGCTGCCGCGTCGTCCGACATGGTGGCCGGCGGGACGCGGGTGCGTTTCGCGGCCTTCCTCGACTCCATCACCTCCTCGATGATGGCCGCCGCGGCCAATACCGAGCTCGCGGCGGCGACCATCAGCCTGGTGTCCGACATGGACGCCGCCGGTCAGAGCGTGCGCGGGGCCTCTGAGACGATTGCCGTGGCCTCTGGGGCCGCGTTCAACGGCCAGAGAGTGCGCCAGGTGGCTGCGACGGCGGCCAGCACGTCGGACGCTGCGGCGGACGGCTACGTCGCCTTCCTCTCCGACGCCACCTTCACCCTGACCGCCGCCATGGCGGTGGACGGCCAGAGGGTGCGCCTGGGGGCGGAGATGATCGCCGCGCAGTCGGGGATGGTTTCGTCTGGAAACGCCACCTTCAGCGCGGTAGAAAGGATCGAGCTTGTCTCCTCCTTCACCGCCCAGGTGCGGCGGGTGCGCTTCGCCACCGAGGCGATTGTCGTGACGTCGGGGATGGCGGCAAGCGCGAGATTTCTGTGGGAGCCCGAGCCTGTGGCCCCCGAGACTTGGGTTCCGGTCCCTGTGGCCGGCGAGACGTGGACGCCTAAGCCGACGCCTGCCCAGGCGTGGGACAAGCTGAACTAGGAGGCGCGGATGCCTGATAGCTTTACGACGAACCTCAACCTGACGAAGCCGGAGGTCGGCGCTTCGCGGGACACCTGGGGCGGAAAGCTGAACACCGACCTTGACACGATCGACGCGGTCTTCGCGGGTGCCGGTAGCGGCACGTCGGTGGGGCTTAACGTCGGCTCCGGCAAGACGCTGTCGGTGGCCGGGACGCTGACCGCGTCGGGCACGGTGACACTGCCGGCTGCGGCGACTGCGGGCGGCGCGACGATCGTCAGCACCACCGGCACGCAGACGCTGACGAACAAGACGCTGACGAACCCGGCGATCAACGGCTTCACGGGCGACAACTCGATCGTGAACCTTGGCAGCGGGCAGTTCTACAAGGACGCCAGCGGCAACGTCGGCATCGGTACATCTGCGCCTGGGGTAGCCCTTGATGTGTCGGGCACCAGCTTCGTCCGGAACACTCGCTTTGGCAGCACGACGGGATTCGTTGGTCGGCGCGCTAACGGGACGGCGGCAAGCCCGACTACTGTGCTAAATAACGACAATCAAATCCTTCGTTTTGATTTTTACGACGGCACTACATACCTTCCTGGCGCAGGTATCTTTGCCGAGGTTGATGGCACCCCTGGCACCAACGACATGCCGGGGCGGTTGATCTTCTCCACCACCGCTGATGGTGCGGCTTCGATGACTGAGCGCATGCGGATCGACGCCAGCGGCAACGTCGGTATCGGCACGTCGGCGCCTGTGGATAGGCTGGCAGTTTTCGCTGCCAGTGGCACTCAGATCGGAGCGACAGACGGTACGGTTTCTCAGCGCGTTGGTTATTGCGGCTTCGGAAATGCGTTCTCGGGCACAGCGTCGAACCACCCGTATGTTCTGCTGGTCAACGACACCGAACGGATGCGGATCACCGCTGCTGGCGACGTCGGCATCGGCACGTCGTCGCCCACTGATCGGCTCCAAGTAAACGCCCAAGATGGCGTTCGCCTTGGCTCGTCTGGTAACGTTTCCTACGTTCGCATCGGTTCTGCTTTTACGGGCGAAGGTACGGCACAGATTTCGTATGACCGGGCATCTGGCGCCATTGCGTTTAGCCAAGGCAGCACCGGCAGCGCGCCGAATGAACGCATGCGTATCGACGCCAGCGGCAACGTCGGTATCGGCACCACGGCACCGAGCGCTCCACTGGATGTAAACGGCAATGTCGCTATCACCGGCACGGCTCGCCGCATCACGGGCGACTTCAGCAACGCGACCAATGCCAGCAGAACCCTTTTCCAGACGAATGTAGTTAATAACACTAGCAATGTGGGCATCATGCCTAACGGCAGCGGTGTGTCGTCTAATCTATTGCTGTATGGCGGCAGTGACCCCGACAACGCCTCCGTAGCGCAGTTTGGGATGACAAATAGCGGCACCGAAACTCGAATTGGGTCTTTTGCAACCGGCACCGGCACTGTTCGCCCTGTAACGTTCGTAATGCAAGGCGCCGAGCGCATGCGGATCACCGCTGATGGTGAAGTCTACATCGCCGGGACGACTGACCAGGGCGCTTTTAATCTTCAAGTCAACGGCACGGGCGTGTGGGGCGCCGGCGCTTACACCAACGGCTCCGACGCGCGCATCAAGGACGACATTGCCCCCATCGCTTCTGGCCTAGATGTCGTTGCCAAGCTTCGTCCCGTGCAGTTCCGCTACAAGGAAAGCTGGTCAAAGGATCGTTTCCTTCAGCCGGGCTTCATCGCCCAAGAACTGCAAGAGGCGCTGGCCGACCAACCTTACGTAGAAGGCGTCGTGCATC